TGCTTCTCTTAAGTTTGTCATAAATGCAAGTTCAACAAGGATAGCAGCCTTTACATCCATATTGTTACAGTTACACATAGCCAGACTTTGTGCTGTTATACCTCTGTTCTTTTGTTTTGTTCCGCCAGCAAGATGTTTCAAGACGATTTCAGCCATCTTCTTTGACTGACCGGGGTATTTGTCATGTATGTATATCCCCACACCCTCGGCACTGTTAAATGTCTTTCCGTCACCGTGGGCATTGAAGTGGATAGATATACTATAATCGCAATTTGCCAGTGCTATAGCTCGTTGCCTATCGCTCAAAGGTGTGTCTGGGTCGTCAAAAGCATTGTCATCATTCCAGCCAGTACGCATGGTTTTAAATCCACATCGTTGCAGTTCTTTTTCTAATAAAAAAGCAACTCCGACATTTGCGATATGTTCCCGGAATTGCTGTCCTTTCTTGATTATAAGATTATCATTGAATCTTACGTCATGCGGAAACGGAGGGGTACGCTTGCCGGCTGTCTCAGAACCGTGGCCTGCATCTATATTAATCTTAATTGCCATTGTTTTCACCTTCTATCTTTGCCTTATCCTCTACCTGCTTTTTCACATTTTTAACAAGCGGCTGTAAAAACGGAGGTATGGGAGCACCTATATCTTTAATATTTTCTAAGATGCTTATAAATTCATTGCAAATGAGCCAGATTACTACTACGCAAGCAATTAAAAACGTAAATGGCAACTTAATTCCGATTGTATTGCCAGCATAGAGGATTAATTGATCTACTAATGCACCGACTATAACCAACAGCCACATACATATCTTTTTAGCTATACCCCTAAAAGATTTGTAGCTGTTTATTGGCTCGTCACGGTACTTGGTTGCTATTAAACCAGTTATATAGTCAATAAGGTTGCAACCCACCATGATAAATACCGGTATGGCAAGAATACCGAACCACCCAGAAAGAGCTGAGATAAATGCTATGATAACTTTTTTTACTTTGCTTGTATTTTCCATCACTCTACCTTCTTTCTTTTAATTTTAGGTATTAAAAAGCACCCAACGGGTGCTGTTCACTCTTTGCTATAGTTTTCACCGGTAATTTCTTCATATTGCTCCGGAGTAATTAATCCCTTTCTTACGCAAAGCTTAACCTGTTGTTTATTCCATAATTTTCGGTCGTAATTTCTCTTAATCTGTTCAAATGTCATAGATTACTCTACCTCCTCATCTGGCATTAATAATATATTTTGAAACTCAAGAGCAGCTGCTATTCTTTCTTCAGCAGTTGGTTCATAAACAGGTGGAAGATTAGCAATCCTTTCAATTTCTACTAAAGCTTCTTCATCTGAAAGATTTACATCAATATCATATAAATCCCGATACTGTGAAAGAAAACCGATACCACCAAAAATCATATGGCTAGAATCAGTTTCGATTACTACAGGAAGGCCTGTATTTACTTGATAAAATAGTTGCGATACTACTTCTGGCGTATACTTCTCCCCTATTGGTGAATAATAAGTTTTTGTATTGTCATAAAATTCAAAATATTTTCTCACATTAATTCCTCCTTTATTTATACTTAGTTAAATTTCTAAAACATCTACTTTATCTGTGCCTGTTAACGCCTCTATTCTACCCCCACCAATTAATATATAATCTCCTACTTTTGCTATTTCAGTATATGACCTTGCAGGATTTAAAACATCTAATATAGTTTTAACTAACGAAGTATCATAGACTTCTATTGTAGTTAAATCTTTATTATTAGTTCCTGTTCCTGCAGCGACAATAACATAATCATCAACTCCAAAAGCTGTATGAAATATTCTAGCTGTTGTTAAAGGTGTAGCAATGGTTCGGACTAAAGAAGAATTATAAGCATCAACTGTATTTACTGCATCACTAGAATTATTACCAAAAGTTGTACCGCCTAAAAATAATGCGAAATTCGAATTAGATGCCCCTTGCAAATTACATCGTGCTTGGCTTAATGCAGTTGGGTATGATTTAACACGACTTGAATTATAAGCATATGTCTTACTAAGTATTAGAAGAGAATTATTACCGTTAACCCCTCCTGCATATAAGGCATAATCGTTAATTGAAGCTGCACCCATATAATGAAGTGGTTCATCTGTATAAACTTCCGATGAAACCAAAGAGGAATTTAGGCATTTTATAATGGCAGAAGTATTATCACCCCCACCAAAGAATATATAATTGCTATTTTTAGCACATCGGGGTTTACCCATTACTGCATTTGTAGTATGAATTGTTCTAACTAATGAATCATTATAAGCATCAACATCAGCTGTAAAACTCCCCGATGAATTAACTCCACATGCAAAAATTGCTTTATTTTGAAATTCTCCACCTGTCAATTTGCTTCTTGCCACAGATAATACGGATGCAGGATAAGTCTTTACCAGTGATTTATTGTAAGCAATTACTGCATTACCAGTACCAAGGTTTGGTTGCAACCCACCAGCAAATAAAGCATAATTAGGTGTATTTGCACCTGCGTGATAAAACATATATGTGTCTAAATTGGGTGCATTACCTTTATAACTAATATCGGCACTATATAATAACTTTACTCCGTTAATACCTCCGTATATCTTTTTGACTTTTCTAACTCCGTTGTCACCAATATAAACTTTTTTACTTTGCTTCACTCCATTTACTCCCAAATATATTCCTTTAGCCATATTGTCACCGCCTATTCATATAAGAAATATATTTCACCATTTTCAAGACTTGTCGGAACAGTTGTCCCAAATCTTATATTTCGAATGCGAGATACTGTATAATCTGTGCCAGTAGGAGCTTTTGGTGTACCCGTAAATATAGGACTTGCCAAAGGAGCAGCACCAGAAACATCATTTACTGTAATATTTGACCAAGACAATGAACCTGCTGATGAACCAGCTTTTAAAAATTTTCCATTATTACTCGTTCCAGTTGCAGGAACATGAAGATTACCATCTCCTGTCGGATGAATGTATTTATTTGCTCCTGACTCTATACCGTCCAGCTTCTTTTTATCATCCCCACTCATAAGTCCGGCTGCTGTTTGTGTTGCATTGCTATAAGTGGTATCCGTAAATTTTGCATCGGCAGGTACATCAGTTTCAACTATATGACCACCGACTGTATCCGCATCATATAAAGTCTGTGCCCTAAAACAATCATTGGATGCATCATACCAAACCGTAACAACCTTGCCTGCTATCAATTTCGGAGCCTGAGTTGTACCCGGTTTATACAATGGTTTTCCGTTAATGGTTGTTGTATCTCCATTATTATTGGCACTGACTACAAATGTTTTACTGCGACCGTCAATAAATTCAATGCCGGTCAAAGTAATGGCTGTGGCTGTTCCACCGGCTTTTTCAAAGCTAGCTGTGTTTCCCAGCGCTTTATCAATCTTATCAAGGTTTGCATTTACCGTATCAATATTGTAGTAATCAGACTGTGCGTCCTTTTGCAAATTAAAATATGATGTATAGTTTGCCATTTAGCGCATCTCTCCTTCCCTGAGTTCTGCGTGAGTATATGCGTTTAACTCAGCATGAGTATAACTTGCCAGCTCTCCATGAATCCGATATATAAACTCAAATTCATACGCAAGATGTGCCGGCTTTATTTCCTCTATTGTAAGGGTTAAGTCTGCCATATTCGGAGGTAATCCTCTAGTACCGACAAATTTAATTATGAATTTATAATTAGCAGTATCTTCAACAATTTCTACTTCTCCATTCGAATATGATCTGGCTGTGGCTTCAATCATTTTCTTTGTTACAGTACCAACACCCCTTATTTTTGCCCGGATGCGTTCCCGGCGGAATTCATTGGATTTGCTAACATCCACCTGAATACCATATATTTTTTCATATCTGCTGAGCAGAGATGTTGCCGTATTCACAAAGCATTGGTCAATAGTTTCATTAAAGCTACTGACCAATTTGTTTATATCTGTAGATAAAATACCCTGCAGCTCTTTCATAGTTTTATTATTCCGATAGTATTCAGGAAGCAAACTCATTAATTCCATAGATTATACCTCCGTAAGCATGATAGTTCCCAAGATAGGCATTTCATCATCAGCTATTGTTATATTTTCTGTGCCATTATTTACTATCAAGCCATTGTAATCTGCAACACCATGGACTGACAACAGTAAACTTCCAATCTTGGCATAACTAACAGTATAAACTTCAAATGTTAAGCCTTTGAAATATTCTACAATCAATGCTGCAAACTTTGACTGGACATTTTCCAGTGTGTCACTTCCGTCAAGAGCTACATTAGCTGATATATTTATTACCTTTTCTCCAGGGCTTTCCACAGTAACTGTAGCTCCAATCGGACGGACTGATTCTATATACTCAAAGACTGCTTCAGGTAAATACGGGTCTATTTCCATGTTTTCATCTACCACAAGCACCTTTACTGTCCCTGCACCGTTCCAGAGAGGAAATACTTTTGCATTACCCACGCCAGGAACTTCTAGGGCCCATTTCTTATAGTCATATACATTTCCGCTAGTTGATGTAGATCGTACCTGGTTAAAAAATCTTGCACGGAGATTGTCATCTGTTTCTTCATCTTCACCGAATATAATAATGTCAGTCAATGTTGCTGTCACGCCGGAGACATTATCAATGTTTTCAAGCTGCCCGCTGTATTGGTTACCGATGTTTCCGGCCTGTTCACATTGTGCTTTATATGCATTTTCAGATATAAGTTCTGTAATAACATATGTTGTGTTGTTTAGCCCCCATCTGGTACCAATATCTATTGCCCCGGTTGTTTCGACCTTCCGGATGGCATATGTAGCAGGCTTGCGGGTTATTCCGTAATCAGCAACAACCCTATCAAGATATTCACCAACTGCAGTATCACCTGAGACTAAATCCAAAAATGCATCAAGCATAAAATAAGCTTCTGCCAACTTGTATGCTGCAGGGGCCAAAGCGTCATATATAACAGAGCCTTCACGCTTGTCAACATCACCGGGTACCCGGCTCAACATATCATTCAGTATGTTTTCATAAGTCATGCCTTCCCACATTAAATATTCACCTCCTTGGTGATTGTGGTTGTTCCATAAATACTGGTTACATCAAATGTACAAGTTAATTCATCACCGTTTATTTCAAACTGAAAATTATCGACACTGGTAATTCGATCATCCTGGAGCAGGCACTCCGTGATACGTCTTTTCAGTTCAATTTGAACATAGGCAGGATCCTTTCCGATCAGGCTTTCAAAATCTATGCCATAAGAAAAGCTATATATAGGGTGCTCATACTTTTCTGTATTAAGCATCTTATATATAGCTTGTTGTAACGCATCCAATCCGTCAGTAAAACCCTGAATATTATCAGGGTATAGTTTATATGTCTTTGTAATATTTATATCACCAAGAGCTTCAAACTCTTCGTCGTAACCCTGTGGGATCATTCATGGATCACCTCCAAGATGTAAAATTGCTTACCACCATGATTACGAAGCAACCTGACCTTTTGGCCTGTAACTAAAGATTTCTTGGCATTACCGACCACAAGTTCCATAGGTAATGTAAGCTTATCATTTATTTTTATTCCATTAGTCATTACTTCTCCGGTCATATAGCTGCAAAGCTTAGCATTATTAATGTAATTCTGCACTATTGCCTTAATTTCATTTATCATAGGCTCACCTCAATTTCCATTGTATGAAGAGGTATGAATTTATGCGTTACAGATCTAACTATAAGTGTTTTTTCAAGTTCTATGTCCTCAATCTTCCCATAAAAACTATTACCGGCTCTTACCCTAGGATCTCCTAAACAGCTTAATGATAAAGTTTCAGCTTCACGATTATAGAGTTTTAGTAATATATCTGCTTTATTTTTCGCTTGTGAAGCGTTTTTATTTTCTATAATTTCAAAATACTGCAGTAGGCCATATTTTTTAATTGAATCTTCACTCTTGGCAGATATAAAGTATCCTACTGTATTTTCATCCTTGCCTTTAACATAAATTTTTATCTGATTATAAAAATTATTATCTATAGATTTTTGATAGTCATAATTATAAGCAAGACTTTCGTCTCCAAGTACCAGATCAAGCTTAAGGTCATTTATATTCCGAAGACAAATTTGTCCGGCTTCATCCCGAAGGCAGTACCAAGTTCCTTTATTTATGAGCGTGTCTCCTATGGAGCCATATATTATATCGAGCCATGTTTTATCCTCATGAGCTTCGGTCGGTAATATATAATTTGTATCTGCCAGATACCCAGCTTTAAGACCGAAATAATTGCACATCCGCTTGACCAGGTCTGTTAATGTGTCTCCCTGGACTACAATAGTATCTTTTGCTTTTGCATATCTGAGTTGATCATATGCTGTGACATTAATCTCATGCTTATTGTTATGATTGTGTTTAAAAACAAATCCACTAAATACAAGGTCTTCGTATGTAAACCTGACCTTATTTGCATTTTCAATCTTTGGCTCTCTCTCGGTAAAACTAAATTCCAGCTTACTGCATCCGTCATTCAGCTTATCGGTAAAAGTCACAGACGTAACAAGTTCAGTGATATCATATATTTCTTTGTCATTACTAACTAAGAGCTCCATATTGATAACCACCCACCTTAAAACTTTCTTCCGCCGGAAGAATGAGTTTTGCCAACGCTGGATGCTCCACCTCTAAACCCCTGTGCATTATAACCGCTTTGGTATATCACTATCTTTTTGCTGCTTGAAGATGCAGATGAGGATACACCAATGCCGGCAATGTTTTCTGCAAATGAACTTTTTGTGGCCGCTGCCATTTTAAGAAGCTCTTGCTTTCTGTCTTTGCTTGTCTTACTGTTGCCAGAAGAAACAGGAGCGTTATATTTTGAAAATTCGTTTTTGTCAGGGATTCTTAGCTTCCATCCTATTTTTATTACTGCCGGATTTTTGATTTTATCCTTATTAGCATTATAAATAATATTGTACTTACTCCCGTCACCATAGTATTTTTTCGCTATTCCCCATAATGTGTCACCAGAAACAACCACATGATATCCTGTATTCTTAGGATTAATTACTTCTGTTGTTGATTGGATTGAAAAAGGTATTATTTCACCTTCTACGAAATAGGCTGTCTTTTTGGTAAACTTTCGGTATTCCAGGAGCTTAAAGCTTAGGTACTTGTCTCCCTCTTCCCCGGCTTTTTCGAGCTCCTTAATCTCCTCAATCAGCACTAGGGTGTTTATATCCTCGCCCGTCCCATTGCTACAGATAAACCTGACCGGTTCAAGATTATTTCTCCATGTCCGGAAAAGGTTAAGGTAAAAGTCAGAATCCTTAAAGTCACCTGGAGTCTCAACATAATGCAATGGCTTATGCGGGAACTCGGCTTCGAAGTTGTACTCTGCCAGTTCCATGTGAGTAGGTATAGCGATTTGCCCCAACTTTAGTACCTCATATTTTTCTATGGCTTGTACGGAAGCAGTTTCTATTTGCTCTGGATTTACTGGGAGTCTATAGGTAGTATTATCTTTATCAAAGAATATTGCATAGCTCATGTACTATACACCCCCTCTGCAGCCATAGCGATTTCTTCTTGAAGTATCTTTCTGATTCTTCCGGCTACTTTGTCAGCATCAGCCTCTTCATACACATCCCCGAAGGTTATTTGAATATTCGGTGCAAGGGTCGCTGTGCTAAATTTGTTTATAAAATCACGCTCTGCAATGTCACGTAGATATCTCAGATCCTCGTCTGACATCTTTACTTTAACATTACCTTCTACATTTAAAGGATTTTGACTTGTACCAAACTGGCTTAAATCAAAGCCACCTTTATCAATATTAGTTAATACTGATAGGTTAAAAGCGTTTTGTACTTTCTCCACAAGATTTTTGCCAATTTGACTGCCTTTATTAAAGCCTTCTGAAAAGTCCATAAACTCCTTAGACTGTACAAATGTTTTAAGGTCTGCTTCTGTTCTGATTTCTGCAGCTTTTACTGATAGATTGTCCCGGAGAGCTGCTAATTTATCGGCAAAATTATAGTTACCATTTAAGAATGGAATATTGTTTAAGAAATCCTGTATAGCTTGAGCTATCTTGTGAATAAAGCCTAATATATTAGCTGCCAAATCAAGAAACAGCACCTTAATAGATGCAATGGGATCTCTGAATGCATTTCCGAAAAAGTTAATAAAAGCTGCTACTGTATTCCACATCCTTATAAATATATTATAAAAGAATACACCAAAACTTCCTATTATCCCGCCAATAAATCCAATAATCTCATCCCATGTTGCACCGAAATACCTTGCTACAGCAATAGCCAAACCAATAATGCCTATAATAAGCAGTATAGGCCAATATGCTGCTAACCACGCAGTAGCTTGAGCATATAAAGCTACAGTAGTAGCTATGATTTTTGAGAGAATGACAGCTAAATATATTGTACCAATTACTGCTAGTATTGGTGATATTACATCCCAGCCACTCACAATTGTGTCTATAAACCAACTAACAACATTAGCAAGTATATTGAAACCACCTATTAGTTTATCTATGGTTTGCTGGAACTTATCAGTATTTATTAAGGCATTAACCTTCGTAATAACTTTATCAAAGGCCTTAAGTCCGCCGTTCTTAATCTTGTTCCATATATCTCCGAAAGTTATTGGCATCTCTGCGAATTTTGCATTTATATCATCTCCTGCAGCAAATACAGCATTTTTTATTATCTCTGCAGTAATATATCCGTCAGATGATAATTCTTTAAGTTCACCTTTGGACTTTCCGGTATATTTAGCTATTGCTTCATATAGCATTGGTGCATTTTCCATTATGGATACAAGCTCATCGCCCTGTAATCTTCCTGATGCCATTGCTTGAGATAGCTGCCTCATTGCTCCTTGCTGTTCTGATGTATCTGCTCCGCTAACTTTAAATGATTTTTGTACTAGTTCTGTAAAAGCTATCAGCTCATCATTGGAGTTAAAAGCATCTTTTGCCAACAGTCCCATTTTAGCTACTGCACTAGCCATATCAGAGTACGCACCCCTTGATCTATTAGCAGCTGCAAAGATTTTATCTTGTAATTCTGCTTGTGTTTGCAGGCCGTCGTTAATGAGGTCAAGTCTAGCTGCAGTATTAGTATATTCATCCGCAATATTCATCCCTTTTATAGCACCAGCTATCATAGCTGCAATGCTAATGAACTTACCAAGACCGTTACTCGCTTTGCTTGAGCTTGCTCCTGTAGAATCAAGCTTTTTATTAAATTCATCTGTGGCACCGCTAGCTTTTAAAATTTTTTCTGTTGCTTTATCTGTTTCTTTTATCACCTTATTGGTTCCGGACGAATATCCACTTGTCATTAAAGTCATAATTGCTTTTAAACTTGCCATATTAATACCTCCTGCCTCCTCTCTTTGCAGCCTTAATTTTTGCAGCTTCTTTCTTCTCTTGCTCAATACGTATCTGTATACTAGCATATATAAAAGCTTTTTCTCTTTCGCTCATATTGGCTAATGTTGAAGGCAATATGTGTAATTTTTGCAAGGCGAAGTGAGCTAAATTAAACTCAACATCGCCTTGCAATATTAGTTTTTTGCTTCTTCGATGTCCTCATTGATATCAGTATCAAGTCCAGAAAGTTCCTGCACCGCCTGTGCCAGTTCAGCATATTCACCGACATAAAGCATTTTCTGCAGCAATGCGGATGCGCCAAATACACCATATGCTTTCTGCAGTTCTGCGTTTGTAAGATCCGGAAATACCACTGCACTGGCCGTAAGCTCTGATATATATTCAGTTCTATCAAAATATTCCTGGCCCTTTTTGTCTCTTTTGGTGTGTTTCTTTATTAACTGTTTATTCTCCTCCTGAGTTATGGGCCGAATAATAAAAGGAATCGGTTTTCCGTTTTCCTGGAACCGGGTAGACACAATGATTTCTTTATTTTCTACCTGTATGGGATTAAGAAAAGCTTGCAAACTACTCATACATATTCCTCCTCTATAAAATAATTAGGGAGCTAAAATAATAGCCCCCTTTGTTAACTATCTGTAATTTGCCGGCAACACGAAAGATTCTAAATTATCAATATTATCAAAGGTAAAGTCAGTATCAAATGTGATAGGGTCATCTGATTCTTCAACCGCAGCTACTGGGACAGTAGCAAATATCACATTTTCCAAAACCACTTCCTGCTTGCCAACTGAAGACTGAGGATCCTCATTTTTTATCTGAACCTTAATAGGTGCTATTCTGCCCGTTTTAATATATCGGATAGCATTATTAAGATGGTCAGAATTCATGAAATATAGGGTTGCACTTCCTGTTCCATTTGCTCCTACTACTTTATGCTGTGTCATTTTATGGCCTAGCATTCTTCTTTCTTGTACTACCAGTTCAATTTGAGCTCGGATACTCTGCAGTTCAAAAAGTTCACGGTTCTGGCCGTCTACGGTTATGTATGCTTTACCCTCATCTGCGGATATTGTATCTGCCAGTCTTGTAAAATTACCTGCCATGTGTTATCCTCCTTTCATTATGCCAAATAAACAGTGATGTAGATTTTTTCTACACTGTCTACAGGCTGAATATAGCAATCAATAACAACCGCATCGGAATCCGTTCCGAGGCTAACTGTCACATCTTCAGGAGTAAAATTCTGAATTGCGTTCATTCGCTGTAATTCATTGAAATATTCAATCAGACTTGCTCTCAGGAGTGACCTTCCATCAGCATTGTTATTGACCTTACCAACATAATTGCTCTCGAAGATTTCCACAATGTCATTGTTTATGCCATCAATAGTGCGGATTACACGGTTCTTCTTAAAAACCTTGCCTTTATCCGCAGTAAGAGTGGTCAGGCTGTTAATATCATAGACAGCTGTCACGTTTTGCGCTGTGTCAACCTTAAATATCCACTTGCCTGTATTGATTGCAGCTTCCATTTCGGTCTTAGTCATCCTAGGCACAACATCAATAGCACCAATATACTTCCTACCGGTATTAGACTGATTGATATTTGCACCAGCTGTCACTCCACCTACCCAAGCAGTACATTGTGCCGATGTGAGCTCCGTTCCATCCCCCAGTTTTACACCTTGAGCGACATTGATTATAGCTTCACTGTCTGCTGCGAAATTTGCCATGACTGCCTGTATCTTTACACCTTCTTCCTTGCGCATCATATCAACCCAAGTCTTAATTACGGTCTTATTTGTGTCATAGCTTGCCCCGTCATATGGATAAACTAGGACGTTGAAATCTTCCGTCATAAGCCTAGCCAGAGCCTGTTCTATTATTTCAGAGGTATGCTCAGTCCCTAGGTTATACACAATAACTGTATTAGCACCTTTAAGGGCTTCGTTTACTAGCAGCTTATCAGCAGCAATTACCCCTTCAGGATACTGACTCTGGTCTAATGCTGTAATTCTATACATGTCACCGGCGGCACCTTTACTCATTTCCTGCAATATAACAACAATGCCCCTTTCTCCCGGTGTGATTGAGAGCGGGGCATTGGTGCGGAAATTCAGATATGCACCCGGCAATATTTTATTCTGTGTGGTCCATGTTCCTGCCATGTTCTCACCCTTTCTATAAATTTGTATTGGTTTCCAATGTCTGCATTAATTCTGATGACTCGCATATCATTTCAGAGTAGACAACGTCAAATGTCATATGCAGTACATTGTCTGTTATCCGGACATTCTTGTTTACGGACTTAAATGTCCCGAATGTATCAAATTCTCTTAATAAGGTTTCCTGTACAGTAAGACAATCGGACTTTATTTCCTGTTTTGCTTTATCTGAGAAATAAGCAATATCAAAGCTGATCCGGCTTTTGTATATATTACCAATCCGTTTTGAATAGTCCTGATCGATAGTGTAAATAACAAAGGCCGGTGGAGTAAATTTCTGAGGAATGTCATCCGTATATCTTTTATAGCCCGGATATAATTCTTTCAATTTTTCTGCTATAGCACTGATTATTTCATTTATCATGCTCTCTGCTCACCCTTCTGACTTCATCCTCAAAGGCTTTAACCAGTTCTTTATCAGCCTGAGATAATGCTCTTTCGAGCATATACTTGCCCTTGACGAATCCAACTGTCTCACCTTTTCTATTAACAATTCTGTGCCCATCATTAACATAAGAAGCATAATCAGCTGTGTTTACTATTACCTTTTTTACCTCGGTTTTACTTTTTATTGTCGGAAGAGCTCGCCAGCTTCTTCTCATGAAGCCCGTTACAACAGGAGTATTTTCTTTAAGTCGACCGACAGTTTTGTTACCAACCTTGTTTAGGATAGTCTTATCAATCTCAGATACATCATCCAGCATTTCTATAAGCTCTTTCCTGAATTTATCAATAAGAGCTTTATTTCTACGGTAATTACTACTTGAAGAATGGCTCATGCTGTATCACTTCGTTTAACCGAAAACTCCTGGTGCGTGCTATACGGAAAACCTTCACCGACCATCAGAGACACCTGCCTGCCATTTCTCTGGGTAACGACAACCCGGTCACCTTCCTGCAGGTCCGTATCAAGACTGCAAAAAATAGTATAGGAGTTAACCAGGGTTGGCACGCCCTCATCTCCTGTATCAGTCAAACTTCCTTTGCTGTAATGGCATTTCACTCCGGTATATTTCAGGGCCTCCCTGCTTTTTGTCACTCTGTTTTCCTCATATTCTTCGTACCGGTAAATGTCCATCCGGTCCTTCCAAAGTCTTTCAAGTGCCTTACTCATCGTCTCAGCCTCCTGAACAGCCTCAGGGCAGCTTTATCCTTATCGGACAGGCCGTAAATGGTTTCCCTGGAGACCTCATAAGTGTTGTAAGTGATTGATGTATCGCCCTCTTTGATGGATTTCACATCAAAAACAGCATCTGCCCCATTTTCATTCTCATAGTTAATGATAAGCTGCACTTTCTTCCGGATAAACGGCTCAAGAGCTTCCGGCAATTTTGTCAAATTACAGTAGTTCATAACTTCCTGGATAACATCGGAAATCAACAGATCCCTTTCGTTATTATCAATTTTGAGATTTTCCTTAATTTTTGCCATCATTTCATCAGCGGTCACTGTATCAACTCCCTTCACAAAAAGAGGGAGCTGATATTACTCAGCGCCCTCATCATCTTCCGGATCCTCTCCAGCGTTTTCATTCTGTGCAGCCTCAAGCAAAGATAAAAGAGTCGCTCTGTTGGCTCTTTTATCATATTCAATGCCAAGCTCATCAAGTTTAGCCTTCAGCTCCGAAACTGTAGGTCCCATCGTTTCATTTTTCCTTTGTTGTCTCAAAACATGTTCGCGTAACCTCTTTACTCTTTGTTCATACAAAGTAGACATAAAACCACCCTTTCTTAAATTAAGGGGAAGCATAAGCCTCCCCATTAATCAATCTTAAACATAAATTTCACGATACGGATCTTCTTAGGCTCATATACACGATTCCAGTGTTCGCCATTTGCCAACTCTGTAAGACTCGGAAATTTCTTTTCAAGTCCGTCAACCGGTTCAACCCATTTAACTCCACGAGGATGCAAGATGCTTATACGCCTGTTTACGAGGATGTCTTCACCGGCAAGAGATAAGCCATTACGAACTACCTCAGTTTCTTTGATAACCTCATGCTTACCATTACCCCATGCGATGGCTCCGGCACCAAACAGGTATGCTTCGGATGCACCAGTAACAGTGTCAAAAGCAATACTATCATCAACGATAACTCGCTTATTCATGAAGTAAGGTACCCTAACACTACCCTGAGACTCTTCCCTGTACTCGATTAAGTCATTCTTGGCAAGGAAAGTTTCAGTTGCGCTATGGATCATTATACCGGTAAGAAGATCCTTTGCATCACCCATAAGCTGAACAGCATCAAGGAATGTCCTGCCATTGATTAATGCCGCATCGCCGGTTTTACCAGTAATATCATATACTTTATCAGTCATATTGCTTGCCGCAAAAATACCATCAAGGATGGACAGCAACACCTGCTGGTAATGCCTATCCCAATAAGCAGCAAAACGGTCAGCAATAGCTTTCATTGGGTCATCACCGGAAAGCAAACTAGTCAGTGCATTTGCGCCAAAAGATTTAACAAAGCCTAATTTTCTTGCCACATCTTTATTGGTTCCAATATTGCCGGGCTCGCTTTCACCCTGATCATCCATTACCTCAGCAGCACCAGTAAGGTCTTCCCAGAACGGCATATTAGCTGTTAAATTAGGACCACTGGCCAACTCATCAAATTCTTTATTGTTCTCTGCGATTCCGCTCCGAATTAAAGCAGATAACTCCATTGTTCTGTTAATTGTATAAGGCGTAAACACCTCAGGTTGAATTATATCCGCTAATCTGGTTACTGGCATAAATAATTACCTCGCTTTCTTTGATTGATTTTTATACGCTTGCCATTAATTGCTTAGCAAGTTCAGGATTTTCTCTCAGAATCCTTCCCTGCTCTGTAAGGTTAAAATGTTCTTTCGACCAAGGATTTTTCATTCCGGGTGTTGGTTTATCGTTGTTGTATGGAGGGTTTCCCTTGACTTCCGGAACAAATAAATCCTTGTATTGTTCTTTGATTTGAACCAACTGATCATCAATACCCAGTACCGTACCATCATCTGTTACAGTAATCTTATTTCGATCAAACTTTGTAATTAACAGATCCGGATACTTTGCGTCTATTAGCTTTTCACGAATTACTGCATCAATTTTTATGTCTTTAATTTTAGCCTCGTACTGCTCTTTTGTAGCCTTATTAGCTTCCTGAAGCTCCTTAATTTGATTTGTTAGTTCCTCGTTGTCCTTTACCTGTTTTGCAAGGTCCTTAAGCTGTTTATCTCTTTTCTCAAGCTGTTTTTCTAGCTCTTTTCTTGCATCGTTTACCTCGTCAAAACGCGCCTTTGGGATAAAACCCTTCAAAGATTCTGTGTATGCTTCAAGGACCTTATTTGCCTGTTCTTCTGTCAAACCCATTGCGATTAAATCTTCTTTTTTCATAAATCCCATCCTTTCATCTTCACTTTTTATCCCGGTCGTGTCCGGTGATGTCTTGTTCTTTTACGTCTGCAATACTAAAAAGACGGCATATAAAAAGGCACCTAACAAATCGCTAGGCACCTAATAATGATCCCGTCGTGTTTCACGACTCCGTCTATCCCCATTGTTCATAAAAGGAGTCGGTGTTTCCCCCTACCCCTTAATCTACATGAAAGTTAAAAACTTAAAATATTCCATATACCATTAGTTTTTGATATAAATGAATAATAAGCTTATAATACGTTCTAACCCAGATAAGGATAAAACCAACAATCTGGATTAAAATGCATTAATCATCTGACGCAGCTACCATTTTGATTTCGTATCCATTTTTTACTATTATTTGATCATCATCAGATATTATGGCTATTACTTTTTTATTATCGTCTGCTGTAACTAACCTTCCTGTTTTTTCTTTTGTAATTACAATTTGCTCGTATTTATTATCTGCAATAATTAATTTCTCACATCCTCAATCTGTCGGTTGTCCTGTTTCAATGACAGCACCTTTACCGCAGTTATAGAATTCAATATTTTTGAGTAATGTCTTTTCAGGCCTTACGCTGATCCATCTCTTGCAGCATCTTACGCATATTACTTCACTAACTGCATAAGGTTGATTTTTGCTTATATCTATTACTTCACCCATATTCACCTACAAAATTGGCCATAAAAATACCACCTACCGTTTACTGTTACGATAGATGGTATTATAAAACTTGTCCAAGTTTCCCGTAATAATCTTCAACTACAACCCACTTGCCTCCAAGTGAACTTCCATCTAATGGTCTAGGATTAGAAATGGAATATAGATAATCTTCTCCGCTATCATCAACTACTCGCATCAAGTCGTCTTTTAGGATCTCAATCACATCATATATGCTGCCGTTAGTAAGGCTTACGGCGCCGAAAGATTCACCGACATATTTTACTTTGCCTATGCTGTCCATTTCCACATATTCATCTTGCTCTGATTGATATACTTTTATTTTCATAGTTTTTCACCTCGATGCTTCATTTTCATTTCATACTGTTTTCCGTCTAACTCATACCAATGCATATCAAAAACATACTTAGCAGATTCGATTTTTCCAACCTTTTTTATCCAATCATCCGGATTTCCTCCATAAGTTTTGGACAGTCTTTCTTTATCACGGAGTTCAGTTTTGCTTTTCCCGCCAGCTATTACCTTTGTTGTTTCAAAAATCGTGTTTTTCGGAATAAACAGTTCTTCCCCATTATATACATATGCAAATTGCTCTTGTAAATACTTGCCTTTTCTTATTATGTCGTATTCAGATTTCAACTCATTCCATTTCTCAGCATCATTATACTTCAAATTTTGGAAATCCTCAAGAGAATTTACATTCAAGTCCTTACCCAGTACATCCTGGTATATTTCATATTGCTTCTGATCAGCATATCTATTCTTCCATTTCTTTTCTTCCAATAAGGCTTTTGGGTTGTCTTTTACATACTTTTCATACCACTTTTCATAAGTCATATCAGCCGGTACCTCGTATGACTTACCTGTCACAGGATCCCTGGCCACTCTTTTTTCCTTTGATGAGTCATCGTCTTCATACACTGGCACTGTAGTAGTTCTGCAATGAGGATGATACGGAGGATAGTTCACACCAGTAATTGCATTACCAACATCATAAATCTTTGCGTCCTCTTCCCGGCATACATCAGATGTCTTATGGTCTAATGTGGCAAGTATTTTATATTTCTCTACACCATCCTCTTTGTATCCAGCCAGTGTCCCCTGTTCCAGGATGAAGGATCCTTCCGTATGTAGCAGTCGGTATGCTTCATATTCTTTAGTCTTAAATATCTTTGCAAAATCTGAAGCTAAGGTTTGAGGATTCCTGCCCTGAATCAGCATAGTTGTGATGGACTCATTAAGTTTCGCCAGCATATGGTCCTTTTGCTTCCATATCCGAGTAGAAAAATCAGCACCATTGAAAGGATATTTTATTAATTCGTCAATTGTCCTGGCACCTATCTGAGCAAAATTCTGATGGAAACCATGATATACTTCAATGTTATACCATGTACGATAATATGCATCCGTATAGACCTCTTTCAGAAGCTCTTCACCCTTATATTGATACTCAATGCCATATAGTTGCTGTAGTATAGCATCAATCTGTTTTTCAAGCGCCTGATACCGGGTTATTCTGGCCCGGATGCTCATATTATTGAGTTCCAGGTTGTACTTGCCCATATTCTCATATGCCTTAGCAATAAAGTCTTTCAGCTCTCCCAGTTCCATCTGATTAAGCTTAATTTGAGCGCTTGCAAAGGAAAGTTGGTTCTCCTCAGCAAAGCGCCAATAAAAATTATTTATAACGGACTGTATCTCACGTTTTGCCTGCTCAAAAGACTTTTTCAGACCCCTGTAGTAATCATTGATTTTCTTTTCACCGGCAAGGTATTTCTGCTCCTGACGCTTTTCCCAGTAAGATTTATTCTTTTTGGCCAATGTTATTCACCTGCTTCCAGATCCTCTTCAATCTGCCGCATGAATTCATCCTCAGGTGCCTGGTTTTCTTTCTCAATTTGTTTTATCTCTTCATCCACATCTTTCACCCAAGGATGATTAGCAATAATGGTTTTGTCAGAAATTATGCCTTTGCTGTTCTGGCAGTCTGTAATAGCAGTTGATTCATTGATAGCTATATCACGATTAAATATAATGATAACTTCCTTATCGGACGGCTTCCCTTTCTTCGTGATCTCAAGATATTTATTTACAAAATAAAGGAGCTGTTCAAAGCTCCATTTAAAATTATCCTCCATATTATTACATTTTAAGTCCAATCCAGAATAAAGGAACTTCAAGGCTATGCCGGATGGACTATTACCAATGCTGTCCTGGCCTTTGTCTACTGCCTGGCCAAACCGGTAAATATCTTTAAGCAATTGCTTGAAGTGCTTTTCGGCAGCATCTATATTGATGGTATGCTCTATTTTATCAATTCCTCCATCATCGTCCAACTTAACAGCCTTATAATAAGCCAGGTCTCTCATAAACTCAGACAGACTCTCACCGCCGTACCCCCGCAAGCCATATATAATTTCTTTTATCTCATCCAGCAAGTTAGCCACATCTGATCGGGATAAATCGTATTCATCTATCAATGTCTTTACAAACTGCAGATCCGGAAGCTCATAATCGTTATTTTTCCAGGATACGAACGGAACTCTGCCCCAGGTGCCAGGCTCACCGTTAATCGTGAAATGTGGAAGCAAGATGCTACTATCATCCGGAGCATCCAAATATTTTTCTGCGTCCAGTATGACATCTCCATCTTTAGTCATTTCATAATACTCAACACCATCAGTAGTATGATATTCTATTTTTGTTACCAACCGTTTTTCTTTTCCTTCATAAACTTCAACCTGGTAATACCGGATTAATGCTTGCAATTCTTCATGATCATTATCAAGCCAGAGAGGAATGCACTGCTCAGATGGTATCTTTTTGGTTTTAAACTGACCATCTGTATCTATATAAACATACATCCATGCAATTCCTTTATTGCTTGCTTCCCGGCCAAGTTGTGTTAACCGGTGTTGAAAACGTTTCCCTAATGTTTCCTGAACCAATTTCAAATAATTTTTATCTTCACAGTCCATGGAATAAGGTTTAGATAATAAATAATTAACCTTATCCTCAACGAACTCATACATAAACCCATGTGCAAGCTTATGATTAGCTTTGGTTTCATCTTCAACCGGTTGTTCATCTTCATAACGGTACATCTTTCGGTCCAGAATATCATTTTCAACCCGATAATATTTTTCGCTTTTAAGCATAAGTTGTCGCTGCTTTGAAAGCTCGAATTCATCTATGTATATCTTTATCAGTTCTTCCCTAATCAGCATATTAACATCATTCCTGAATTCTATTCGCATTTAATCACCTCTATTTCAGTATGGTCATTTTGGCTTGTCTCATCTCATCCTCCATAGCATAACGAACAGCATCGATTGTGTGATTATCTTTGTCTGGATATTGACTTATCACTTCGCCGTTTCGGTCAGTCTCAAGAGCATAATTAATAAACTCTCTTGCAGCTCTCGGGCATCTGGCGGGGTCAATTATAATCTCTTCAATATCCTCGGATAGAAACTTAATACCGTAATCTACTGAATCCGGGCCTTTCTTTGCACCTTTTATCTTCATCCCGTAACTTTTTAATTCCGCTATACTCTTTGGCTCTGCGCTGTCGGCGATTGTTACAGTATCCAAATCATCTTTAATTTCATCGTATAGTTTTCTATTCGATACTTGTATGCCGCTAAACTCATAGAACAGATATAGCCTTCGTCTTGTCTTATCGTAGTGCATCTTTAAAAAAGCCACCGGATCTACAGCATAGCCAAAATCCAGGCCTTGTTTAATCCTGTCAAATCTTTTGATTTCCTCATCTGTAATTTTCCTAAGTGTAACATTTCTAAATACTTCAAGGCCGGTTCCGGTCTCTTCCCCAAGATACTCGTGCCGGTATGCCATCTCGTTAACCTTTTCCAAGTGCTCAGCCTCAACAATAAAAGTTTCACCGAGCCATTGTCTCGGAACCGACCTATAATCTGAATGATGCACAAATCTACCGGCTTTATCTATTTTTGCTTCCTGGTTAACCCATGAACGTGAAGATTTTGGTGGATTGTATGTGTAAAAAACAACAAACTTCTCGCCGCCACGCATGAGCGATTGATTGATTGTTCTTATCTCTTCCGGACTATAGAATTCATCCAGCTCTTCATACCAGATGTATTTAATGTAACCCTTCTTAACCTTAGTTGACTTAATCTTCTTAGGTTTGTCTGCGCCCCGGAACAATATTTTCTGGCCGGTGGGCAAATAAACTATTTCCATAGGAGATTTTGTACATTTCCACTTGTCAGCTACACCCAGTTTATCGATAGCCCATTCTAGCTGTTCATATACACTATCTTTCAGAGTTTCCTTTACTTTTCTTAATGCAACTGCATTTGTATATTCTCCATTTTGAGCGTCCCTCATCATACCCAGAATAATTTCCACACTGACAAATGTGGATTTGGTAGAACCACGGCCACCCTTAAGCATGTATTCAGTATACCGGTTTTCCTTTATAGCTTTATGGACACTATAAAAAGAAGGTGCGATTAATTCAGATAATTTAACTATCATCAGTATCACCTTCTATGTCATCAATAATAGTAACATTTGTATCGCTGCCTCTGCTTTCTTCAAGAACTTTTATTTCACTCTTAAGTTTCTGCATCCGGAGTTTTTGTTCTTCAGTAGACAGATCCCAACTTTTATGCAGCATCTCATCATATTGTCGGATCATGCTTTCCAGTGTTTTCATGGCCCGGCTTTGTGCCTGCAGGAAATTAGCATGCTTGTCCCAGGCCTGTTGCACTTCCCAACGCTCACCGATAACATTACCGAATTTCTCTTCTATCTTTTCAAGAGTTTTATCCTCCTGATCCTTAACGAACATAATTTTCTGTGCTCTTACTATGGCCGTAAACTGTAACATAATATTATCCCACAAGATATCAAGAGGATCTTTCTGCTGTATCTCCTGGAAAATCTCAAATGTTTCTTCCGGTAGCCACTTGGCAAAAAAGCCATGTTTCTCCGCATTTTTATTTTCTTTCGGAGCTCCATGGCCTACTGCATTTTTATTTCCAGGCTGACCGCCTTTATTTCGTTTCGCAACGTTGCATTTATTCTTTTGTAACGTTGCATTACTCCATTTATATCTATTTTTCCAACTTCGGACTGTACCTTCGGGGACTTCTAATTGCCTTGCTATTTCAATCAATTTAAGCCCTTGCTGGTACAGTTCGAAGGCTTTTTCTGCTCTTTCATCAGGTGCCCTTGCCAAGCCTCACCACCTCGTATTCGTTTGTTTTGCAAGCATAAGAAAAAGCATCCGTTGATGGATGCTTAATAATTAATTTTAAGAAAATAATTCATCAAACCTATCATTTTTTATAGGTAATGCGTTATTTCTACCTCCGCCCATTGCAATGCGAAAAGCCCGCTCATGTTTCTTTCGACTTATAGTAATCGTTTTTTTATTATTTGTAAATATTTTCAATATTTCATCTTTATTCAAAATTGCCAATTCACTTTCTTTAAGGTCAGCAGAACCACAAACTAAAAATAACAATACATTTTTCCCTTCATTGATATATTTCATAAGCTCTTCATAATCATTTTTTAAATTAAAATCCCAGCTACTGTAATTATCTGTTTTTACTTTCTTTTTTAAAGTTCGATATTTTAAAAATGCCCTGTATTCATTTTTATTTGTTGTTAAATCATATACTTGCCTGTCGCTATTATTTTCAATTAAAATTGGATTAACATTTTTGCTAATCAGCATTGATAAAACTGCCCCGTAATAAAAATCAGCCTCTTTAAATTTAGGCATATCCTTACCCCCTAATTCATTTTACCATAATTATACATCATATTACATTATTCTTCAATAACAAAAAGGCACCCGTGCTCAACATCCGAATGCCTTTTAAATATAATAAATAATAGGGGGTTAAATGAGGGGTAATCAGCCACCAAGCTATGACACTTGGCAGCTGTCAGGAGGTTGTCTGGATGCAACCTTCCGGGTATATATTAACATATCTTTGTATATCATAAAATATCATGTAAGATTGGGTAATTAACATTCAGTGTGGATTTAAGGGAAAATTTTTTTAAAATTTCCCCTCATCCATAATTTTCAATAATGTGGTTATGTCCACGCCGAAGCCCCTATACTCATAATCCTTATTACAATTTGTGCCTAAAGAAAACTTATCTATTACCCTGAAACCATACACGATAAGGGCTGATTTTAGTTGGTTTCAAGTGAAATTTCCTATTGTTCTATAGTCAATCATCAACTATTAACAGTACAGGGATAACTTCACAACGCTTTCCATTTTCATTTAACTTGTTGGCTTTATAACAAGCATCTTCAAACGGTAGAAAAGTGGCTGAACTTAAATTAAGTGTGGACATAATCCCATCTCTATTCCCGCTAAATCCTCCAGACATCCAATAAGAACCATCTTCTAGTAAAATTACATGAACATTGTCTCTATCTTTTATTGGTTGCATCTAGTTCACTCCTTCTAGCAATTCTGGGTTTTGCCATACATTACCTATTACTTCAAATGTCTCGATTTGGAAAGATGCAATAGGTGTATTCAATATTTTATTGTTGTATCTGACTTTATTTGCGTCCCTAACCCAAAATACGCCTTTTTCAAACTCAATTCTTACATTCCAACATCCTTCACGCCGCAATATATCGCCATCATATATCCATTGCATTTTTTTGTCTTTGCGTGTAGTGTATTGCATTACATGTATTGGCGGCACATAATCTAAGCATATTGCCCCTTCACTGTGAACAACCCACAAGCAACCATTTCGCACTTCAATATTCGTGCAAAAATCAAAGTAATGCATTTCCTTCCAGAAGTCATCCCATACTCGGAACCTATACTGGCTTTCTTTCATTATCCTTCCCCTCACTCACCAGTTTGGTTTGAACTTCGCAGTTCTTGATACAATACCCGTAAAATTTTAGTTTTGCTTACTAAATACTATCAAATACTTCATTTTTTCTTTCTATTTTCCCCGTATTTGGATTTAGTCTATCTTCTCTTTCGTCGATGCTTATGCAATAATAATTACCATCATATCCTTTAACTTCTATACAGTCATCTAGGGCGGATATTGCCAAGTCGATAGTTTGCCTAGATATGGTTTCTTTAAATGCATCACCTTTGTAGTCTTTTAATTCTTCTATAGCCTTTTCAATTTCTTGCTTATTCATTTCCACCCTCCTCTACATTTGCTATGTAGGCGTCTATATCTATTAGATTCTTTAATTCAGTTTCGCAACACGGCGGAAATATAGGCTCTCCACCTGCATTTGTTACTCCTTTATCACAATCATTCTCGTATATACAGTATGTGCAAAGTGTGTCCGGGTCTTCTTCTTGTAATCTTGCTAATGCCTCTTCTTTATTCATGCATCCACCTCCTCGTTTCGTATTTTGTTAACTCCTTTCTAAATCTTAATTTAACTTAAAATTACTCAAAGCCTTACTATGTAGCCTATGTGTCTGCATCCAACTGTATCCTATTTCGACGCAAATTTGCTCCCAGGGCTTAAATTCTAGGTATCGTTTTCTAAGAATATCAGCTTCTATCCCGTCTTCCATATCAGCAATCCGATTTTCGATTTCCAGCTTTCTTTCAATACATTCGGACCTCAGCCTGACAATCTTTGTGTAAACCACTTCAATTTTTACTATGTAGTCAGATAGATCCATTTGCTTAGTCCCTTTTGGCATATCTGAAAGCTTTTGGATTTTTGCCGACTGCTCAAGTTCTCGCAGAGATTGTAGCTGATCTTCAAGTGATTTTAGTTTGTCGCATAAAGCTTTGTAGCTTTTTAAATAATTCTTCTTTTCTTCATTTCCGGTCATGCTCTCACCGCCTTTTATAGCTTATACTTATCTGCACATTTACTGCACAGATTCCAATCCACCCAATAACATCCTCCTGGACAAGCTTGGTCCCATGTGCACCCACATATCCGGCATTTACGTTCGCTGCATGTATCACATTTATCTGTATCCTCATAAGGACAGTTTTCACAAATACTGCTTTCGAAACTTATTTCCAAGTCATCCGGATACAGCCTGTCCATTAATTTAAGCTTAATTTTTTCAGGTAAAAGCCTGCATATTTTTATTAATAACCGCCTAAATGGCTGTTTGAAGTAAATTGCATTACACATATATTTACTCCTCTCGTTATTTCATCCTGAAATGTGACCAGCTACAGTAATATGTTGTCTTGCCTCTTACAATCCGCTTATATACATACTCACTGCGGTTCATATGTAGTGAAAAATAAATTTTCTTGCCACATACAGCACAAGTCTCATATTCTTCAGGGACACTCCTTTTCATCAGGTTTCTTTTCCCTTTTATTACGTCTTATACCGTGTAAATAAAGAAAGTTGTTTACGGTGCTTTCTTTTACGCCAAAGTAATCTGCAATTTCTCTCCGGTTCTTACCTTCAGCGACATACATTCTTGTTACTGTTTCAACTGTCATGTTTTCCGGGTACCGACTGCGACTCTTTCTTTCCGGAGAATCCGTTTTAATTATCTCTTCACCGGTTATACAGTTTTTCGCAATAACAACTGGCTCAGATTTTATAAGACCCATCAATTCTTCAAGCTTTGCTACTTTCTCATTCCTGGTATTAATCAATTCAGCCCTGACAATATCAAGTAGTTTTTGCTTACTTTCTGCGCTAAGCGCATTCAGAAAAACATTACCTGTATCTCTCTTATAAATTAAAACTTCTCCATTCTCGGTCATTGTAATCAACTGATTAAGTTCGTTAATTGTATCAGCCATGACCTTAAGTTCATTTGCTTTATGTATTGCCTTTTCAATAAGTTCCATCATCCTTAACACCGCCTTTCACATTTTTATTTTCTCTCCATAAATCTATCCTCTATGATTTCTACAAGCTCCAATATGATCTGTCTACACAAGTTATACGGATATTTCTCATTCAACTCCCGAGCTTCTTGCATGAGCCTATCCCAGTCCGGATCAGTAACAGATATCCATTTGGTGTAGAATAAATAGGTTTCTTTAAATATAAGTTTTACTTGTTCACTATTCGGCATTTTTACCTCCTTTGCGGTACCCAGTAGTACCCAGTGCTTATAAATGACTGGGTACCGCTCAAACTCTTGATTTTACTAGCAAAACCTTTACGGTACCCAGTGTACCCGGTATATTTACGCGCGCATAGGAAGTAGTTTTTTATATATTTCATTCCAAAATATATTTTGTATATAATATTATTTAAAATTACTGGGTACTCTGGGTACTCGACCCGCAAACCCTTGATTTTACTGACTTTATCGGTTCCCAGTAGACTGGGTACCGCTGGGTACCAGTGGGTACCGTTAATCCATAAATGGTAGCTCTTTTTCATCAACCTCAACAAATTCTGTTTCACCCTCAGGTATGCAAATGCACCAACGCTTACTCCCATTTATGCTTATTTTTTTATAATTCCGGTCTGCTTCAGTTTCACTCAGTCCTTTATGTTTCATCCAGCTAGCTAAAGCTTTAGGATCGAATCCACCTTCATAACAAATCTTTTCAAATATACTTTGAATAATATTAATTTTCCCTCCGGAAACACTACCCCAACATTCGGTCGATGCCGTTTCACCTGGCTTATTAAACTTATAATAATTAGCCGCAATTATGTCCCTTAAATAGTCGTATGCCCTGATATTGATATCGATTGATTCTTTGGTTCTGAGATATTTCTCAATCTCATCAACTTTAAGAGCATTTCCGTCACAAAATATCCATTTTGTAGCCAATGCGTCAGCTGTAAGTATTGTAGCTGCAGCCATTGTCTGCTTTTCTGTAGTGTCGCTTCCAAGAGCATCATAAAATTGCTTATATAACCGATTTGCTTCTTTTTTTGCATTTTCATTATCCAAAAACATGATAAATAATTTACCTGCATGTCCAAAATTGTTTCGGATAACATCAGCCACATAAGGAGCGTCAGCAAAAAGTTTTTCTTTACATTCAATTTCAATAATTCTGTTCAATGCTCCGGCTCCTGATGCGCTATTAGTTATAGGACATTCACCAGATGTCAGAGTGCAATTTTTCCAGGTCTGAGTATCCTGTAATCCACCTGTCTTTTTGCCGCGAATCCGCCCAACACCTTCACAAATCATATACACAATAGTTTCAAAAGATTTTTTGTCCTTTACCAGCTGAAATTCATCCAATATCAATGGCATGCTGTTCACAAAACCGCCTAATAGCTCTATACCAACCATGGTCCCGTTAAAGGTTTGGATGTAACCATCCTCTCCAGGATTCGCCCAAACAGAAGCCGCGAGCATAAGAGATACTGTTTTACCTACTTCAGAACCACCCCAAAGATGAACCATAAAATTTAGCTTGCCAAGAATTTTCAATAAAACACTAGCAAAACTGGCTGCTAACATAACCTTTGCAGGTGAGTCAGTTTTTCGAACTTCCCTGGCTACTTTTAACCATTCATCCAGGCTTCCTTCCGTACGAACTGAATCATACATTCCTTTAAAATTATTTGCCCCATCAAAAACCAAATCCTCAACATACGGACTAAACCCATCTGAATTGGTCCATCCTAAACGTCCAACAGATTTTCTTACCGGTATCCGGTCATAATTTAAATTTTCAATATCATGCAGGTACCGGACTAAATACCGAGAATTTTCGCTTGTAACAGCTATCCCGTTATTGGCCAGATCCAATATATTAGTTGCACTGGCCAGGGTTTTCCTGTCGTATATTTCAGACCGCCATATACTACCTCTCTTAAATGCAATCCTGAGCTTTTCCACGCCTGTATCAATATTGACCAGCCTTTCTACCGGCATAATAGGATGTACGCAGGCAATATCCTCACCGTTACGTTCATTTCTTCTTGTGATGCCGAAATCATCTGCGTACCATTCGCCTGTTTTTAATTCCAGGGGCTGTCCTTCAAACTGAGTTGCATTATCAATAACAACACCTTTGGCTGCTTGTGATTCAGCATAAGCTCGGAACATCCTTGCAAAGCCTTTAAAGCCGACTTTTTCAGCGTTTTCAGTAAGTGATGTAAGTCTTTGGTTAAACTTAAACCGGTCATTTCGCAGCGCGAATAGTTCACGGTATGGCTCTTCTGTATTAAATTCCTGCTTTGTGTAATATTTAACTGATGTATTTCCCATATTTCTCGTAAACCTCCTCGCGCTCTTCGTTGGTCCCATTTTGGACTATTTCCATCTCATGAAGAAACTTATTAATGTAATCGACACATATTTTCTGCTCCTCGGAAAGTGGCTCAAATGCTTTAATGGCTTCTCTGTACATGTTTATGCCCCGGGAAAGGAAGTTTTTTAGCTTATCAAATCGTTGTTTCCTCTCTGTAAACGACTCTTTTTTTTCCCGGACTTCTTGCCTGGGCTTTTTTTGGATAGCAATTCTTTCTCGGTAACTTGGTCTTTTTATTGGTATTTTTAGCAATAGCATCACCGCCTAGAACCGCTCAGGATCTCAATAATCCTCTTACCGGTATGTAATTTGTCGCAGAATTCAAACTTACAGCCATATTTTCGTTCTAGAGTGTGCATTATTTTTGCCAGGGTTTCGCCCTTCATGGCCTTGGTTTCCATGGTTGTCCACTTACCGGTTTGTCTATCCCTAACCCTGACAAACCGCCGGGGATTCTGCCATTTGGCTACATCATCTATGCATTTGATTTGCGGGCTATGCTCTATGAGGATTATGAGCTTAATACCCATCTGCTGAGCCCTGATTAGCTCAGCCCTGAAGCGCTCATGGTCCTGACATACATTGGCGCACATTTCAGTTAGATTTTGCTTACGGTCTATGATTAACCTTGGATTATCCAGAGACTGATAATCTCCCACAAAGAGTTTGTTGGTACAATAGACTACGCCCTGCCGATCGAACTCTTCCGTTATCTTCTTAATAGCTCTGGTTTTCTCCCTGCTGTCTATGAAAATTGTCAGACTCATTTAATCAGCTCCTATCTAATTAAATGGCAGCTCTTCATCAATGCTGTCCGGAATTGGCGCGAAGCCGGCAAAATTATCATTCAGTTCAGACAAAGGCGGTTCTTCAGGCAATGTCTGATGAGATGCTTTGCCAATCTGCACCGATTTACTTTCTACGAAATAGCACTCTTCTACAACCACATCAGTGATATATATCTTCTGACCGTCATTATTGGTATAACTTCCAGTCTGTATCCGGCCAATAATACCAATTTTCATTCCCTTATGAAAGTACTTTTCAATGAATTCTGCAGTTTTACCGAAGGCCACACAGTTTGGGAAATCCGCTTCAGGGCCTCCATCCTGCTTAAAACGCCTATCTACTGCAATGGTGAACCTGCTTATGGAAGTACCTCCATCTGTATACTTAACCTCTGGATCACGCGTGAAGCGGCCAACCAAAATTATTTTATTCATATATTTGCTCCTTTCACATAAATGGGATTACGTCCAGGTTGACCGTAAGTCCTTTATCAGCTGCATAAACACGAACAAACGGACCGGCAACCTCTTGAATTTCTTGTATGAATTGTTTTTGATTAGAATTGCCATCACTAAGATGTAGAAGAATTATGTTATCCAACATTGGTGTTTTATTTTTCCGGATAAATTCTTTGCAGGTTTCCAGCTCCATATGGGATTGAAGTACTCTATCCCTGAGCATCTTATCTGTATCTCCCTGCCGCATCCGGCTATCAATAATTTTCTGGCTGTAGTTGCACTCAATCATGATGTGATTAAGCTGCAACTTCCGGAAATTGAGCTTTATGTACTCGGTATCTGATGCAAACAGAAGCGTACCCATGTCCTGATGTCGGATGATATAGCCAAAAGGCTCTGCGGCATCATGCACGACCGGGAATGGAGTTACTGTGAAACCGCCCAACTGATACCAAAAGCCCGATTTAACAATCCTTACCGTTAAGAACTCGGCATCCATATTATCAGCTGTACCTAATGACATGCGAATATCAATTCCTGTCTCATAAAAATCTTTTACATATTTGCAATGGTCTCCATGTTCATGAGTGACGAGCAAGCCCACAATTTTTGATACATTAAAATTCAACGCTTTCTTGACTTCCTTCAAGGGGAGCCCGGCCTCAAGGACCAGGCACTCCCTATCATTTTCTAAAAGGTAACAGTTCCCTGAAGAGCTGCTACCTAAACACCTTAATTGCATAAAATCACTCCTGTTGCATCCAGTCTGGGATATCCGGAGACTTAACCAGAGGCTTTTCCTCTTTTTGCTGTTTCTGGGCTTGTTTTGCATTTTCCTGTGTCTGATCTTGCTTTGATTGCTCCTGCTTTAGTGTTTTGACTACTTCTCCCTCAATAGTTTCCGGCTCAACAAATTCCTCGGTATTCGCATTTTCCTGAATATCCTGTTGGACGGTCTCGGTGACAATATCCGTCTCTTCATCTGCTGTGTTCTCAAATGCTTCCGTTAAATAACCATCATCGGAGCTGTTAATGATATTTTTGCAGGCACGATTTATCACGGTCTTTTTGCACATTTGGTCTGTAAATTCAGTGTGCACTCCTTTACCTTCTACATATCCATATCCTTTAGCCCATGCTTTTTTAATCTGACTGATATGCATTATTTCAGTGTATGTATAGTCTTCCATGGTCACTATGGCATAGGCTCCGATAATTTTGCTGTTATCAATGTTCTTGAAATCCTGGACGTGCTTATCAATAACTTTAATTCCGTTCTCGATGTGGTATTCAAAAATGTCTCCTTCATAAATAACTTCGGCAACAATCCTCTTTGCTCCGCATCTTTTTGCCACCGCCATGGTTCCCTGATAGCTTCTCATTAGGGTAAGTTTCCCGTTATGAGCTATGAAGTAGCACTGTTTTTTCATCGGATTTAAGCCCTGAACGGTCATGTCAATAAGGGCTGCTGCAATGCTTTGCTTGGAGCATGACTGTAATACCGGCTTCTTATCTTTATCAAATGTCTCCTGCAGAATGAGGTACGCACTATTAAGTGCATTTGATACACTGTAGTTTGGCGGGAATGATAAGCCATATTGCTGCTTCTTAGTGAGCTGGGCTGACAACTGATCTATAAACTGATTGTTTATTGCCAAATCCATTGGCGTTTGCTTACTTTGGGTTGCTACTGCATTTTTACTTTCTGCCATGATATTTATACCTCCTTAATTGATAATCTTTCATAATATCCCGGGAATACCTTTTCGGCTTCCGGATTAACATCCTCAGGGAATACAGAATACTGAGATCCGCTTATAGTAAATATGTCTTTGTGATCGCCCATATCTTCAATGCGAACTATTCTTGAAGTTCTAATAAATGTGCCGTCTGCATGAGATGAATGTCCATATACTTGTCCAACCAGTACCTTGTCTCCCAGTTCAGGCGCCTGATAATCGTTGTATAATCTATTTTCAATAAACCAATTCTTAAGTCTAATCACTTATACACCTCCACGACAAGTTCAGGATCCTCAGTTACACTGAGAGTTATCAACTGGCAATCCATCTCAGGAATATTAAAATCATTGATACGCTCGGCATTATCCAGGAATACCGGCACAGAAACATCATAAATTCTCTGTAAGGCCTGAATGATGTCCAGCTCTGCCAGAATTTTATGTCCGCTATTCAAGGCTGTGCTGTAAGCTTGTCCGTTTATCATGGGTTCACATACCGGGTTGTAGCCGCCATTTATCTGGCGCTCAAAGAGCTTCCAGCGTACAATCTTGAAATGTGCATTGATCTTTTCTGACAGCAGATTAACCTTGGCCTTATTAAACTCCTCCAACAGATAAATTTCCTTTTCTACATCAGCTATCTTCTGGCTAATCTGCCTCTGTTCTGTCTTAAGGTCTTCAACCCTGGCTTTTGCCTGGGCAACAATCTGTCTGCTGGCAAGGACACGATTAACAGAATCTATCTCATTCTGGATGGCTCTTTTTCTGTCTGCTATAGCCTGTTTTTTCGCATAAGCATCCTGGAGCAATCTTTGAGCTGCCTGAAGGTTTTCTTCATAATTCTGAAGGGATGCCTGGATAGCGATATATGTAGGGTCAGTCGATACATCCACTGACGCAGGAATATTTTCAAGCTCTTTCTGCAGATCTTCTTTTGCTCGGTTAAGCTCTCTCAACTGCAGTTCATATTCAAACACCTTGCTTTTGAGCCGTTCAAGTGCCTCTTTGCTTTTCTTAAGTGTATCAGCAACGCTTTTGCCCTTCAGATTGATCTGATACAGTTGTTTTTCTTTCTCTTCCTCAAAGTCGGCCAGGATTTTCTCCTTAACATCTGCATCATATTCCCTGTGGCATGTCGGACAAATATTTGCATTCGGAGATATTTCCTTGGCTTTTTCGGCTTTATATTGTTCGCCGAGCTCAGCCAGACGCTTCTCTGCTTCCGGAATATCTCTTTCGCACATCTCAATTTCGCGTTCAGCTCCCTGCTTCGCCCTTATGATAGAAGATATTTGCTGATCTGTATCAATGATCTTCTGCTGGATGTCATTCCGCTTACGTCTGTTCTCAGCATTGGCTTTTTGTTCTATGTCTGCAAGTTCGCCTTTTAGTTTGGTTATCTCAGCCTTAAATCGGTTAACTTCTTCATAAACGGCTGCATCAGATGTATCATCCTCTATACTTGCAAGCTGCTCCCTGAGTTCCTGCAGCTTTGCCTCAGCTTCAGAATAATCCTGCTCAACAATAGACTTTGATACCTCATCTATTCTGGCTGGGATTTCCTCAAGCTTCCTCATATATTCGGTAAGGGCTTTTTTATCCCTTGACAAGATTTCCTCGGAAGTGAACTGCGCCAGCTGGTCAGCAAGCGGTAGGAATTTTGGATCCGTTGCAAGTACATCCGCATCGGTCATATCGGATACCAGTCTAAATAGTGTTTTTCGCCGGTCCATTGGCTTCTGGGCCATGAAAGCATTGGTATTGCTAACGAACTTAAATATGTCCTCATCAATAATCCCAGCTATGTATTCCTTAAATTCTCTCTCAGTCTTCGGGATGGTATTAATTTCATAAAAGTTGACGTTGCCCTGAAAAGTCTGTTCTTCAGCTCCACGCTTTTTGACCCAGTTCTGCTTCTGTGTCTTTGTCAGGGTTATTTCCCTACCATCAACATCAATGACTAATTCAACCCGGATATCAATAAAATCAATATCATTGTTATACTGATCCTTAGGCCTTATATCAAAATTGGTAGCTCCAGAGCTATCTTTGTTAAACAGCACCCACATAAAAGCATCTGCTATTGTGGTTTTACCGGAACCGTTAATTCCCTTAATGCTTGTCCTATTACCAAACTCTATCCGTCTGTCTTTACATCCTTTAAAATTTTGGATGTGCATTCTTTTCAGAAACATTCTCATGATTTTAACCTCCTTACTGAACCCCCATAAATTTTCTTACGATCTTATTTCCACAGTTCCTACATATATGTATCCCTTCAACTTCCAGGATCTGTTCTGTTGACCCGCAAAACTTGCATCCTGGTTCATATTTTCTCAAACAAATCATGTCTTCGTCAGTTAATATTTCTATGGGATCGCCTTCTTTTATGCCTCTTACGTTTCGCAATTCTTTAGGTATAACCACTCTTCCCAAATTATCTAATCTTCTTATAATACCTGTATTTTTCATAACCGATTGACCTCCTTATAATTTCATGCTAAAATTTACTTTGAATACTTTATTTTGTGCCCGATTGGAGTTGCCGCTCCTTAAGGGCTTTTTTCTTTCTCATTTCGGTTTTTTAAGTCTTCTTTCTTCAACCTTTTACTTCCTTTCTTTGGCTTGCATGTACCGGACAGTCTTCAATTTATCCCCTCGTATATCAAGTATTTTGGATTCAATTCTATTCATGTCCTCTTCTACAGCTTGCCAATTCGCTAGTGTGTTCATATCTCGGAGTATGATAAAAAGTTCTCTTGCTTTATGTAAATTTATTTCTGCGCGGCTTAAATCAGCAAATGTACTCCGATTTGTAATTGAATTAGCTGCAATAATGTGTTCATTTAATCTTGCTATCCATCTCTGCACTGTTTCACGCGGTACCGGTACAATAAGATTGCTTTTTGCTGATACCACATTATTCAATTTGATCCCCTCCTTTCTCGTTAATAAGTCTTGCTGATATGTACAACCCAACAGCCCCGATTATAAGTCGCATTGTACACTGCCCCAGGCTTATTCGGTCCAAATCGCTTGCACCGGCTGTACCTAAAACCCAGAGTAAACTGATCATAAATGCTAAAAAGGCTGCAAGTTCTTTGACATTTTGTTTGTGTATGGCTTGTCCCTCCTTTAACTCTTTACTGCATAGAACACATCTTCTCCGTCATATACGTCATATCCGTCCGTAGTACAGATATATCTTGCACTCCTGGGCAGATCTTTCCGATCAACAATCTGGCATTCATTAATACCTTCTAAAAAGTACAGATAAGTTGCTTTGGGTATTTCACTTTCGTAGTGGTTTGTTCATTAATTTCAATCACTCCCTATCATCTTGTAATGCACTTCTGAATCGTGCAGATGATAGAAAATGATTTTTTAAGATTTCAAGTAATTTTCACAAGAATTAATTACGCTACTAACATTAATTGCATCGCAAGTTGTCTACCAATCCATTCGGTATATGCTGGCGGTATAGCCTGCGCCAACTCTTTGCGTGTCATCCAGTCAATGCCCATAGCCATACTCCAATATTCAAGTATTTCTTTAGAAGTCATTCCTTTGACACCACCTGTACCACATACACTAATAAATCCTTTAGGGCTTATACCATTACCAGCACTTGGAGTTTTATCATTATGAGGTTTATGTTTTGGAGCGTATAAAGGCATATTTGATTCGAATTGTCTGTGTCTATATACTTTTAATCCTTTAAACATTGACCCACACAAAACTATTGGATTTATCAATGGAGCACCCATAACATTTTCTATCACATAAGGCTTACCTGTAGCCTGTAACAATTCTCTTGTTGGTGTAATGAGGTCTGAATGTTCTTTATAAGTACCATTTCTGGCTTTCCCCAGTGATTGTACTCGGCTAAATTTCTGACAAGGGGGTGACGCATGTATTACATCAAACTGACTTAAATCTTGTGTTTTAAGAAATTCTATTGCGTCCATTTGTATAAACTTATATGGATAATTTGGTTGCGGCTCTATATCGACTCCTACAACTTCAAAACCTGCTCTATGATAACCTACTGAACAACCTCCAGCCCCACAATACAAATCTAATAATCTCAATTTAATACCTCCTTACAACCACCATGAAAGTTGTTTGAAGTGTTGTATAATTTTTTATGCTTGTTTCTGCAAACCACCATCAAAGTTGTTTACCCTTTTTTACTCCGGATATCTGTAAGCTTGTCCGTGATTCGATTTATGTCCTCAACAGTGGCCCTCTCAAATTCTTCCGGCAAAAGGTCTAATAAAAACAAGGCTGTAAAAGCTCCTCTGGCTCGTTCCAAATGTATCAGAGCATTTTCTAATTCTTGATAAGTACATTTGCCAGTGTTTTTTGCCATTTGTAATTCGTATGTTATTTGCTCCATTACATTTTTAACATCAAGATGTTCTACCAGGTTGATCTCGATCTTTTTCCCCATTGCTTCCCTCCTTTCCGGATAAACCGTTGATTATTCTGGCTGTTATGTACAATCCTGCTACTCCTATCCCGAGCCGCCATATGCACTGTCCCAGGCTGATCTTGCCCAGATCGGATGCGCCGGCTGTGCCCAAGATCCAAAACAAGCTGATCAAAAAAGCAGAAAAGGCTGCAAATTCTTTGACACTTGGCTTGCGTATAGCTTGTCCCTCCTTCCAAGCTTGTCCACCGTTTACCGCTTACGCGGTTTTATCCTTCTTTTCTTTATTAGCTTTAGCTTGTGCATAAAGACATAACAGAAAATTGTCTGCTACTCTTTGAAGTATTTCATTTGATTCTTTTTCACTACATATGTAATCATCATAAATTTTTATTGTTGTAGGGCCATCTTTGTATTCTTCAATAAGCATTTAATCGCCTCCCATACAACATATGCTCTACTGTTTGTACATGTTGATGTTGACATTCTTTTATGTATGAGATATGATAATCACGAACATATGTTTGTATTATTTCTTGTAAATAAAAAGTCATATTCATACTCCGGGAAAAAGACTTTTTTTATTTTTGCTGCTTCATCAAAGGTAAATCCCGAAGCAACAAGACCATTAAGCTTATCGCTTATTGTAGCTTGTCTGCAATTAAGTAAATTTGCTATTTGTACGCCGGTTACACCTTTTGCTTTCATAACTTTAATTAGGTTGTTATACATAATCTCTCTCCTTTCTTCCAAATTCGTACTTCCGTATTTCTTACCCCTATTATATACCGACTTACGAATTTGGTCAACATAAAATTACTGACTTTCGAATTATTACGTTTTTCCGTATTTTTTTACTTTACAAATTTCGTAAAATGGTATATAATCAATAAAAAATTGTTATGGGGTGGGATATGGAAAAAGCAAAAATATTAGAAAAATTAATTAAAGAGCAAGGATATAATTTAAAAACATTTGCTGAGAAATGCGGAATTCCATATACGACTTTATATGGAATCATTAAAAATGGTGTCGGTAGGGCATCCATTGATAACGTACTAATTATATGCAAGAATTTAGGAATAAAAGTGGAAGATCTTGAAGCTATGGCTAATGGTCTCGAAGAAGCTGAACCTACATATGATGAATTGCAATATCTTATAGCACGAAACGGGAAAAAATTAACTGTTGAAGAAAAGATGAAGTTAATCAAATTGTTATCTGAATTATAAGAGGTTTAAGGCATGGATTACGAATGCATTAAATATGCGATTTTGAAAGTATATAAGGACTGTAATATTAAATCATTTCCTATTGACTGTTTCGAAATATTAAATGCATATGATTTAAAAGTATATTCATATGATGCTTTACCAGATAATTTAAAAGAGTACTGCATGAAATTTAGTGAAGATGCTATTAATTTTAAGAATATAATATGTTATAACAACAATCTTCCGACTGGTCGTATACGTTTTTCTTTAATGCATGAACTTGGACATGTGATTCTTAAACATAATCAAATAAAAAGTAATCGGCTCGAACAAGAAGCTAATTTCTTTGCAAGTAATATACTTGCACCACGAATGGCAATTCATTATTCCAAATGTAAAGATCCAAATTCTATTAGTAGGTTATTTGGAATAACACATGAAGCAGCCAAAATAGCATTTGAAGATTATATGCGCTGGTATAAACGGATAGCAAAGTTTAAAATGAGCCGATTTGATAAAGCCCTTTATACTCATTTTTACAATTCCGATGTAAACCGTTTTGTATATAATATAAAACGATGTGCTATGTGCGACACCTTGATTTATAATTCAAATTATTATGTTTGTGATAAATGTTACAATTATGACGATCAGAATATTAATTATTTCAAAAATGATGATTTATTAATTGCTGAAAGCCAATGGTTATATGGAGGATTGTGATTATGAGCTATGTTATTTATTTAAGAAAATCAAGAGCTGATATTGAAGCTGAAATGCATGGTGAAGGCGAGACATTATTACGACATGAAAAAGCCCTTCTTGAATTGGCTAAAAAACTCAAGCTTAATGTAACAGAAATATACCGGGAAATCGTTTCCGGAGAAACAATTGCCGCAAGACCAATGATGCAAAAATTGCTTGAAGAAGTTGAAAAAGGCTTATGGGAAGGCGTCTTAGTAATGGAAATTGAACGTCTGGCCAGAGGCGACACAATAGATCAAGGTATAGTTGCTCAGGCTTTTAGAATATCAAATACTAAAATAATTACTCCATTTAAAATATATGACCCATCAAATGAATTTGATGAAGAATATTTTGAATTCAACCTCTTTATGTCCAGGCGTGAATATAAAACAATTAATCGTCGTATTCAACGAGGCCGTATTGCATCTGTTAAAGAAGGGAAATTTATATCTTCAGTTGCTCCTTATGGATACGAGAAAGTTAAAATCAAGAATGATAAAGGTTATACATTAGAAATAAATCCAGAACAAGCAAATGTAGTAAAAATGATTTATCAATGGTATACAGTGGGTGATAGGCAGCCCGATGGAACTTATTTAAGGCTTGGCGCAACAAGAATAGCAAGAAAATTAGATGAATTAGGCATAAAACCTATGATAAACGAAAAATGGTCAAAAGCTTCCATACAAGATATATTAAAAAACCCTGTATATATTGGTAAAATCCGCTGGGCTTATAGAAAGGAAATTAAACAGGTTAGTAATAACCAGATCGTCATAACAAGACCTAATTCCAACGATTATATCTTAGTGGATGGTTTACATGAACCTATTATAGATGAAGTAACATTTTATAAAGCACAAGAATTAATGGCCAAAAGAACACATCCGCCTGTACCAGGAAGCGACACACTTAAAAATCCTTTATCAGGTATCATTTATTGCGGGAAATGCGGCACAATGATGACCCGACTGGCTAAAAATACAAAAACCCCTTATGATGCTTTAAAATGCCCTAACCGTTATTGTGACAACGTATCTTCTCCGCTTTATTTGGTAGAAAAAATATTGTTAAATCAATTAAAAAAATGGCTTGCTGAATATAAAGTACAATGGAATATTGATAAATTAAATATGCCATATTCTCAATCCATTAAAGAAAAGCAAAATGCTTTAAATCTTATTAAATCTAAATATAATCAACTCAATGAGCAAAGAGAACGAATTTTTACATTTTTAGAACAGGGTATTTATACCCCTGATATATTTACAGAAAGAAACAAAAAAATTTCTGAACAGATTAGTATTATAGAAAAAAATATAAAAAGCTTAGAGCAAGAAATTAGTGAATTAAAAGAGGAAGAAATTAATAATGATATATTTATTCCAAAAGTAGAACATATTTTAGAGGCATACGACAAATTAAATTCAGCATCCGAAAAAAATAAGCAGCTTAAAGAAATTTTAAATCGTGTGGAATATATTAAAACTGAACCAAACAAAAAAGGTAATAGAGATAATGCAAATTTTGAACTTAGACTTTATCCTAAAGTAAGAAAATATTCTCAAAATTATGCCCATGACCTGTAA